TACTTAAGTAGGGTTTTCCCAAGTCAACCATGACAGATCTTTACGGTATTGTTGTTTTGAGGGACAGTCATGCCGATGCACTTGGGAATTTTAAACAGAGGCCGTAGATTGTGACTGATAGCAGAGCATTACCATATAGCGAAGTTGTCGCAAAGAAGATCCGTGAGGGTATTCGTAACGGTGTGTCGATGAAAGACATTATGGGGTCGATACAGAAGTATCAGAATGCCCCACGTTCTACGAATACTCTCTATAAGATCTATGGACAAATGATCTCAGAAGAACGTGCTGAGATTATAGGTCAAGTTGGTTCTGTTGTTGTTCAACAGGCACTTGATGGCGATTTTAAAGCTGCTGAGTTTTATCTACGGTCTAAGGGTGGTTGGTCTCCTACTCAAACTATTAATGAGGTTGAGCAGTCTGAAGACCCCGATCTTGATGAGGGTGCGATAAACACTTTGATGTCGTTGCTTGGAAAAAATGAAGATAACGTCGAGTGATCTTAGGTCACTACCACCCGAAAAATTACAACAGGTACTTTCTGAACTGGGTCAAGATAAGGCTGAAGAGCTTAGATATCTGTGGCCCTTTTGGGCTAGGCAAGAACAGATAGAGCCAGAAGGTGATTGGAATGTCTGGATAGCTCTTGCTGGTCGTGGTTGGGGAAAGACTAGGGCTGGCGTTGAGTGGGTTAGAGAGCAAGTTAAGTCTGGTAAGAAACGGATTGCTGCTGTTGCTCCTACAAACTCAGATATCAGAAGGGTTATGGTAGAGGGTGAGTCTGGTTTCCTTAATGTTTGTTGGAAGGGTGACAAGACACACAGAGGCGGTAAGATGGGATTTCCTGTTTGGTCGCCTACCAACAGAACCTTAACGTGGGAGAATGGGGCTAAGGTAGAGTTCTATTCTGCAGAAGACCCAGAGCGTTTACGTGGACCACAGTTTCATGCAGCTTGGGCAGATGAGGTTGCAGCTTGGCGTAACCAACAAGATGTTTGGGATATGTTGCAATTTACCTTACGTCTTGGTCGTAAACCAAGAGTGATGGTAACAACTACACCAAAGCCCACTAAGTTGATGAGGAGCTTAATTGCTTCTCCTGATAGCTACATTACCAGAGGGTCTACTTTTGATAACGTAGATAACTTGGCAAAGCCATTCCTTGATACAGTTAAGAAAGAGTATGAGGGAACAAGGTTAGGACGACAAGAGCTTTATGCTGAGATACTGGAAGAAGCTGATGGCGCACTCTGGACAACAGAAATGCTTGATGAGTGTACCATTGAAAGAAGTGAAGTACCAGAACTCAATCGTATTGTTGTTTCTGTAGACCCTGCTGTAACAGCTAAGACAGAATCTGACATGACTGGTATTGTTGTTGCTGGTGTAGATGTAAACGGGATTGGATACGTACTTGAAGATGCCACGGACAGATTTAGTCCTCAACAATGGGCAGCGAAGGCTATCTCGCTTTACCACGAATATAGTGCGGATCGTATTGTTGCCGAAAGGAACCAAGGCGGTGAAATGGTTCGTAGGACACTTGAAGCAGAAGATGAAACAGTTCCTATTCGCCTTGTACATGCTAGTCGAGGGAAAATGGCTAGGGCTGAACCTATATCTGCACTCTATGAAAAACATAAAGTCAAGCATGTTAAAGGTCTTGACGAGTTGGAAACGCAAATGAGAACTTGGGAGCCTTTGGGTTCTCTAGGCTCTCCCGATAGGTTAGACGCTTGCGTGTGGGCATTAACCGACTTGATGCACCACGGTAATCCAACCCCTACCTTAAGACTTGCTTACTCTAGCGCAAAAGGTTTAGTGGCCTAAATGAAGAAGATTAGTGAACAGCTAGGTAAACTAGAGTTAGGCCAAGGTGGGGAACAGACCCGCAATGGTACTATTCGTGCAGATGAGTTTCTGCAGGAGATCAAAGGTAAAAAGGCTATCAACAAGTTTCGTGAGATGCGAGATAATGATAGCACTATTGGCGCAATTATGTACGCCACAGAGCAGGTTCTACGTGATGTAGATTACTATGTTGAACCAGCTAAAGACACAGCAGCAGGTAGAAAAGAAGCAGAGTTTGTCGAAGGTGTCCTAAAGGACATGGAACATTCTCTTGATGATCATATTGCAGAAGCCCTTTCGCATTTGACGTTTGGGTTTTCTTTGTTTGAGGTGGTCTATAAACGTAGACGTGGTCCTAAAACAGAAGATCCTAAGTCTTACAGCAAATATTCTGATGGTAGGGTAGGCGTAAGGAAGCTGGCTTCTAGGGCGCAATGGACCATAGAGAGCTTTGATGTTAATAAGACAACAGGTGATGTATTAGGTGTTAAGCAAGAGCAAAACTATGGCTTAAAGTCTACTTATATTCCTGCTAATAAATTGTTGCACTACAGAACAACAAATACAAATAATGATCCTTCTGGTCGTTCCATCTTACGGAATGCTTATACAGCGTATCAGTACCTAAAGAACTTTCAGAGTGTGGAAGCCATAGCTGTTGAGAGAGAGCTTCATGGTGTTCCTATTGGAAGGATTGCTGCAGAGTATCTATCCCCTGATGCAACTGCTGATCAAGTATCAGTACGTAGTCAAATGGAGAAGATCCTAAGGGACCTTAAGTTCAATGAGCAAGGCTATGCTTTGTTGCCCTCTGATGTATATAGAGATGTAGATGGAAAACCAACCAACCAGAGAATTGTGGACATTGAACTTATTACAAGTAATGGCTCTCGCAACATTGATATCAATCCTATCATCAGCCGCTATCAGCACGATATTGCTAGGAGCGTTATGGCTGAGTTCTTGATGTTGGGTGCAGGGGCAAATGGCTCTTATGCGTTAAGCAAATCTAAAACTGACTTATTCCTACGCTCTATGGAAAGCTATATCAACTCCATTTTTGATGTATTGAATAAGCAGTTAGTTGAACCACTTTGGCATATTAATGGTCTTAACTTTGACCTCATGCCAAAGATATGTGCAGGTGATGTAGCGCCACATGACTTGAGAGAACTTGGTAGTTACCTACGTAACTTGAACGGCGCTAACATAGACCTGAGTGATCAGGAGGACATTGTAAATGCTCTGTTAGCTAACGCGGAGCTACCACCAAAGAAAAGTGAGTAAACAAAATGGCAAGTTTTACGAAAGTAAACGATTTCGTGGTCAACTTAGCTAACGCTATGGACCTCGACAGTGACACGCTAAAGGTTGCGTTGTGCAACACAGATCCAACTGCAGGTACAGATGTTACAGCAGATGGCAATGGTGTTCTAGCAAATGTTACGCAAATCTCGTACACAAACCTATCGTCACGTACCTTAGCAAACGTAACATCTACACAAACAAGTGGAACATACAAACTCTCTGCAGACGACCTTACGCTAACTGCTTCTGGCGGTTCTGTCGCTGCATTTAGATATGTTGTTATCTTCAACGATACACCCACCTCTCCAGCCGATCCTGTCATTGGCTACTACGACTATGGCTCAAGCCTCACACTGAACGATGGTGACACCTTCACTATCGACATTGGAACGAACGGTATCCTTACTCTTACTTAAGGGGTAGATCATGGCGCTTGTTGTCGCTGATCGCGTACAAGAAACCACGACCACAACTGGAACTGGGACCTATACCCTTGCGGGTGCAAAAGATGGGTTCCAGTCCTTTGCGGCTGTAGGAAACGGTAACACAACTTACTATGCCTGTACTGATGGTACAGACTATGAAGTTGGTATTGGAACTTATACTGCGTCAGGGACAACGCTTGCCAGAACTACGATTATCGAAAGCTCTAATAGTGACGCAGCGGTAAACTGGGGCGCTGGCGAAAAGGACATTTTTGTTACCTTGCCAGCGTCTAAGGCTTTGGTACAAGACGCCAGTGATGACGTTACGCTTGCCGATAATGAAAAGTTAATCTTTGGCGATGGGTCTGACCTACAGATTTACCATGATGGGACTAATAGTATTATTAGAGATAATGGTTCTGGCGCGTTAAGATTTCGCTCCAATGGCCCGTATGCAGAATTTATGAAC